TGAACCCCAAGCTGGATTTGGTGTTGTTTTATGTTGTCCGACATGGGATGCTATAGTCCACAATGCCGAAGAGAATGTGTTCCCAGAGAATGAACCGAGATGGTTTGTTACATGAAGAGGCATACCTAATATTGTAGGTACTTGACCAGATGCAACACTTCCACTTCCTCCAAGATCACGATTAAAGATCACAAGATCATTTAAGTTACTAGTTCCAGATACCTTAAACATATCGTAATATGAATCGTTGTTTAATACAACAAAAGGTTCACCCGGCACATCGGCATTAGCAAGGATACGTTTTGCATCCATGATAGCTTGTGTAATTAACTTAGGATCTCTAGCATTTGCGGCATCAGAGCCAGCACCAGAAGTTGCACCTACAACTACGTTTTTAGTGAAGTCCTCGTCATCAAATGCATTGTTAGCATAATCTTGAATCATAGGAGCACCTGTATTTAGAGCAGCCATAGCAGAACTCTCACATAATGCACCTTTAATTGCTAATCGCAATATATTTTGGTCAGCAACTTTACCTAGTCCAAAACCTGCTTCTTGAGTATAAACTGAACGTATGTCATAGTGTGACATCGCTTCGTCAATGTTCGGAATAAACTGAGCATTAACCAAGAGGTCATCTACGGATACAATTCGTTGTCCTTGCTTAGAAGCTGTTGGGACTATCTCTTTTCCCGGTGTATGGTAAGATGCATCACGATACTTACCTGTCATCGGGAACTGTGCTGACTTTCCTTTAGAAATCGTTCTTACACGATTTAAAGGCATCATAATATTCTTCGACTGGAAAGCCTGTAGTACTTCTCCTGCATACAGTTTTAAATATAACGCCCTTGCGTCTGCACCTGCGTTATTAATACCAGAACGATGAATAGCTGAATAATCAGTAGCCATTTTGTTTGTCCTTGATTAAGGGTTATTTGTTTAATAATTAAATAACTCAGAAATCTTGGGTTACAAAGGTCGGCACAGAGTTATCCCTCGCAAGGGGCAAAGTCTTACTGTTTGTTATCCTTGATTCTTTGTTAAAGCACACTTGAATTTTGCAAGCGTGCAGCGACCTTACTTCTAAAAGCAGGGTCAGTTTGATACCTCGGATCACTCATATCCGAAGTTACTTGAGCAAGTGATTCATAACGGGGTTGAGTAGCCACGTTAATGTCACCTGACAACAATGTTGGAGAAGGATAAACACCTTCTGAATTTTGGTAACGGGCATATAATCCTGCAACTGCTAATTCTGCATTAACATCTACATTGTCTATTTGTTTATTAAATGCATCTGCCTCTGCTGGAGTTAAATTATTACCTGCCCATTCTAACATTTTATTGTAACTAATATCTCCACCTGCAAGACCATAGAGCTTTGTTATATTTTGCTCTGCTCTTGCTTGCTGTCCTTCTATCCAAGTATCAACAACATTTTTGTCAATACCAGCTTCTTGTAATGCTTCATAAGCATCTTTAGATAACTCTCCTTTCTCGTTGTACTCATCTTGGAATGTACTAAAGTCTAACCCTCGTTCATCCAACATTTTATGAACTTGAGATGAGGTAGTTTCTTGGATTTGTGGAATATCTTCTTGGAATTGTTTTTCTTGTTCTTGTTGTGTTGTTTGTTCTTGATTACTATGGAACTGTTGTTCTAAACTTTTGTATGCTTGGGCTAATTCTTGAGGAGACCCAAACTTTTCTGGTAGCCACTCTGGTCTACTATCGTTTTGAGTTTGTGGAGCATCTTCACTAAAGCCAGTATCACTAGCTTGTATTGGCTCATCCATACTAGCCATAGCATTGTGGACTTGTTCTGGAGTTCCTATAGGGTTTTCTTCACCTTGATAAGTATTAACTTCTTCTGCCATATTTTTCCTTTTAGTGTGTGGTTAAGCATTTCCTTGCATCTGTTGAGCCATAGCTTGCTGAATTATTTCAGCCATTTCAGGATTATCTTTCATACCATCTGCCATACCTTTGGTAATATTTGGTACTGCACCTCTAACAATATCACCTTGTAGTTGTGCTTGTGACTGCTCTTGCATTTGAGCAGCTTGAGCTTCCTGTGCTTGGGCTTGTTCTTGTTGTATTTGTTCTTCAGATTTAATTAATCCACCAGTATCTATACCAAGTGAAGCTCCTAGTCTATCCATATAGTCATCAACATTAAGTTTCTGAGCAATTATTTCTGGACCTAGAGGAGCTAAGTACTCCAAGAATTGAGCTAACTTAGTTAGATCTTGTCCTCTACCTAACGCCTCTAATCCTGTGACAACTTGAGGTTTCACTTTATCTTTTGGGAAGTTAGGCATCTTATTAGTTTTGATTAACTTTTGTAATACAATATTAATAAGAGGTAATTGAAATTCTTGAGAGAGGACAGAGTAGACACCACCTAGAGCACTCTCTAGTTCTTGTGCCATGAAGCGTACTTCTTCTGCTGTTACTCTTTCAGCATTTCTTTGGACTGATGAATTGAGTAGGAAAGCCGCAGATAACCTATCTCGGATTGATGACATTGCATCTAGAGCAACTCTAAAGTCGTTAAATTTGTCTAGTTGTAATGTTGAAACATCATTATTATCACCTTGTACTATTGCTCCATTTGGAGCATCTGCTATTGTTTTTATTCTAGTAGTACCATTTGGTCTAACCAAGAATAGGACTTTAGCCGCAGCCGCAGATCCTTCTACAACAGCCTGTGTCAAGGCTTCAAGAGATCTAAGGTCTCCTAAGTATTCTTCAACGAGACCTCGACCATACGATTCTCCATCCACTCTACCAAAACGTAAAGGGATAAAGGGATTCTTGTCAAGTTTATATTGTCCATAGGATTCTGGGATAGGAGTTGTTCCTACTTCCTGATGGACATGCCAATATTTTCCTTTATTACATACATATGTATAAAGCTCGTAGGGCTTATCAGGAGTTTCAGGGGTTAACTCCTCTGGCGAGGGAAGCCCTAGAGCATTTCTAGCATCCTGTGAAATAGTTTTAGCACTTAAACTTTCTTTTGTAATAAGGTAAAGTAAGTTACCCATAGGGTCACGTTTAACAACATACCTATCCAAGTGGAATACTCTCATTCCCCCTTCATCTGGTAAATATAATAAACAATTACCTAATGTAATCAAATGTTTTAATGCTTCAAATACTGGAACTCTATATGCACTAGTTTCAATTTCATTCATAGCAGATCTTTCGATCCTAGAGAACCCTTCTTCTACTGCACCTCGTTGTTCTGGGTCACCCATTAACTCTGCAAGATCAAAGTCATCTATTGTTAACCTAAAGAAAGGGGAGTTAGGAGGTAGAAGAGTTAGTAGTAATTTACTAGCTAAATGGTTTACACCTCTTGATCCTATACTTTGAAAAGGGGTTGAGAAAACAGTAGAGAAGTTTGATCCTGAATCTGGTAGAAGAGTAGGTATCGTTAGTTTAGCACATTCTCTTCCACGATTCAGATATGTTTCTCTCTCTCCAAAGGATCGTTCATATAATGAAGCTAATTGCCCTACTGGGAGTTCTTCTGTTTTATTTTTTTTCATTTATTTATGCTGTAGAAGCTGCGTTAACTTTCTTTACTTTTAGTTTATCTTTCTTTTGATTAAGTCTTTTTTGATTACTCTCACCACCTAATTGTCCTTTATCCTGTTTTAGTGAACTAGACTCTGCAACTGTTGTCTCTCCAATTCCTGCACCACCTGCACCAGTACCACCACCACCAACTGCTTCACTTCCTTTACCAGCAATAGCTCCAATAACATCTTTTGCCATTTTAGTTGCTACTCCTTTAGCATCTTCAGCTAATCCACCAACTACATTTGCTCCTTTTTCAAGCCCTGTATTAATAGTTTGACCTGCTTTCATAACTCCCGATTGAAGGTTCTTAGTGGCTTGATTAACACCTGATTCTATACCTGACGCTATTCCAGAAGTTGTCTCAGCCGATTTTTTTATTATTTTTCTTACTGTTCCACCCCCACCACCACCAAAACAAAGGTTTCTATTTAGAGGATTAAAGTCAAATCTTTCATCTTCTAATCTTAAATCGTCTAATACTTTTATAAATTCTTTCATATGTTTCCTTTATTTTTTAGCGTAAAACTGTTTTCGACTTCCACCAGTACCACCTTTGGATGTTCTTTGTCCTTTCTTATCAGACTTACTTGATGAAGCACCTTTACTGTAGTTAGAACTTGAAGTGTCACTAGCTTTTTCTGCTGACGGCATATCTGGAGACTTTAATCTTAGGAATT